GTAAAACTTTTAAGGATGGTGGCATCGACGAGGTTATTTCTACCCGCCGTCTGGTCCACATCATCCGTGCCTATGCCATCTGGGGTGACCGTATGAAGTCGATTTCTGTTTGTGTCAATCGTTTCGATGATGAGACCAAGCAGTCGTTCATCGAACTCTATGATAAAATCGATGCTGATGTTAATCCTAATGTTGAAGAGGAGGCTCCTTTCTGATGATTGGTAGTGGAGAATGCACTTTTATCGGTAGTGTCATTCGCCTTCGTGGCGGTGGCACTGCCAGAGTTTCCCGAGTTGAGGGATCTAAAATTCATATTGTGGACATTGACGGACACGACAAAGAATGCTATTATGATCAAATCGAATACATCTGTACACCATGATGAAGTATGATGAAGACGCAATCCTAAAAGAATTGCGTGACTATATTACCTCTACTTACAACCAACACTATTCTGCAGGCAACGATGCCATCCAAACTCTAGATTTAATTGAATCTTGTGGTGACGCTGAGGCATTCTGCCGAAGCAATATTCTGAAGTATGCAACCCGATATGATAAGAAAGGCACTGCCCGTCGTGATATCATGAAGATCCTTCACTATGCCGTGCTTCTGATGCACTTTTCTGACAAATCTTCGACCCTTGAAACTTATCCTCAATGAGCACTGTTACCCTTTCTACTAAGACTCTAGATGTCCTCAAAAACTTTTCGTCGATCAACTCATCCATCGTATTCCGAAAAGGAAGCACAGTACGCACTATTAGCAATGCAGAAAACATACTCGCAAAGTTTACTAGCGAGGAAGTATTTCCAGTGGACTTCGCTATCTATGATCTCAGTCAGTTCCTTTGTGGGATCTATTTGTTTAGCAACCCTCAGCTTGAGTTTGACAACGAAAATTTTGTCACTATCCGTGGCGGTCGTCAGTCTGCTCGCTATTATTTTTCTGATCCAGAGATTACGCTTAAATCTGCTCCAGAGAAAAATGTAAATTTCCCTGATGCAGACATTCAGTTTAATCTAGACCCAGAGAGTTTAGTTGATTTGCGTAGAGCATCTTCTGTTTATGGTTTGCCCGATCTGACATTTAAAACCGTTGCTGGTGAAGATACTGTTACTCTAGTTCTTCATGATAAAGAGAACGACACCAGCAATACCTATGAGCAAATTGTTCCTGGATGCTGTACAGATTCTTTTAGTCTTGATGTAAAGATCGAGAACATCCGTGTGATGCCTGGTCAATATAGCGTAAAAGTTTCTAAGCATCTCATCTCTGAGTGGAAGAACTTCAACACTGAACTTGTTTATTACATCGCACTGGAGCCCTGATGAGACACATCCTTTTTACACTCAAAGAGTGTAACAAATCGTTCTTAGATGACGAAAGGTTTGTAAGGGATGTTGTTTATCAGGCATCAGTCAAATGTAAATCAACTTTATTAGCACTCAACTCACACAAGTTTGAACCTCAGGGTGTCACTTGTGTGGCGATGCTCGCTGAAAGTCATATCAGCATTCACACTTGGCCAGAGTTGGGCATGGCAGTGTGCGACATTTTCACCTGTGGGGATCACACGAAACCCAAGGAAGGTGTAAAATACATGAAGATGATGCTTGACGCAAAGAGCATTGTCAGTAAATCCTTCACTCGCCCTCTAGAATGAATATCTTTGTCACACATCCTTTCCCTGCTGAGAGTGCCATCTGCCTTCCTGACAAACATGTTGTCAAGATGCCGTTGGAGTGTTGTCAAATGCTATCTATTGTTGCTTCTCCTTGGTATCATTCTTACGGAACTCTGGGAAAAAGAGACGGGACGCCCTATGCGACAGAGAAAGGTGCCTTCCGCAACCACCCATGTACACAGTGGGCGGCGAAAACAATCGATAACGCCTACTGGCTTATTAAATGGGGATTGAATCTGTGTGACGAATATACCTTGAGGTATAACAAAACTCATGCTTGTGAGAATACTTTAGTGCAAGCATACTACCTTTTCCCCAAAGGTAAACTGAATAGGGTGACTCCCTTTGCCAGAGCTATGCCTGACGAATATAAACTGGACACAAGCATTACAACTTTTGATGCGTACAAGATGTACATTGCATCTAAACCATGGGTGTGCGATAATTACCTTCGTATGCCACAGCGTAAACCTGACTGGATATGACCTATCAAATGGGTGATGTATTCCTTGACAAAGATACGCACAAGTTGTATATTTTTGATGGGACTGAATGGTTGGAAATTGTTCCTACCTCTATATTGAAAAAACCTGATTGGAATTGATTATGAGTAAAGAATTTCTCTGGGTAGAGAAGTATCGTCCTAGCATTGTTGAAGATTGCATTCTCCCTGCAAGCACTAAGGAAGTGTTTCAGGGTTTTGTCAACCAAGGGGAACTGCCTAACCTGCTGCTGACAGGCACTGCTGGCGTCGGCAAGACCACCATTGCCAAGGCGATGTGTGAGGAGATTGGTGCCTCTTACATTGTCATCAACGGGTCCGACGAGGGTCGTTTCCTAGACACGGTTCGTACTCGTATCCGTCAGTTCGCTAGCACCGTCTCCCTGACCTCTGGAGCGTCCCACAAGGTGGTCATCATTGATGAGGCAGACAACACCACTAAC